GGGAGAAAAGGGATGGGTGAAGGAGGAAAGTAAGTAGAGAGAAGAGAGGGGATCTATGAAAGCTTTACGTGATGTTATGCTTAGAGGTAATGAAGAAATAGGAAATATTCCTAAAGATATAAACCAAGAAATCTTAAATAGTAGTTCAAAAGGTTTAAGTCGTGAAGGTATTGATTTAGTAAGAGATGCTGACTCAGAACCATTTTTCTCAGCAATAAAAAAACTTTTCGATTTACAACATATGGATAGTATAGCCGCAGCTGAAGTTACTGATTCTAAGTTCAAAAAAGAAATATCTGGTGGTCTCGAAAAGGGAATGTCCCCTGAAGCAGCAATTGCACAAATGGATAAAAATATAGAAAGAGTATATGGTAAAATAAATAAAAAGATTAAAGAAATAGCCAAAGATTTACCAGAGGGACAGAGTAAATTAGAGATTCTAACGGCGGTACATGGAGGTATAGGTTCAATGTATAAAGGTTTAGGTAAACAATTTGCTGACCGTATGTATAGATTAGAATTACAACAGGCTTTAAATCCAGACTTAGATAAATATCTTTATGTTTTACCTCTTGGTGATACTGGGTATATAGCTTCTATAACATTGGGAGCGGTGTGGGATGGTGACGTACCACAATTAACAGTATTCGAAAAAGAGTACGCAATGGGAGGACAGGCTGACCAATTATTTATTATGTTGGGAATGGGTGTCGAGCGAGAATTAGCGTTAACAGAATCAATTTTTGATGAAACCACAATTCAAGGTATACTTGTCGCTGCTGCTAACGATGTTACACTTTCTAAGACAAAAGAAGATTTGGTAGATTGGGCATACGCTGCTATTGTAGATAATATTCTAGACCCAACAGCTCATGTTGATATGTGGAAGCCTAAATATGGAGATGAGCAAGGTAAACCAGTGGGTGCTACACGTTTTACATCTAGTGAAATGGCAGAGATGTTAGCAGCTCAGTTTAGAGCTTTTAAAGGTGATAGTCAAAATGCTGCAAGTGCTTTTTCTGAAGAGTGGAAAAAAATATTTGCAGAGTCAAACAAAGCAACAGGGTTGTGGAAAGATAATGTTACTAAAAATCAAGTAGATTTTGATTATAGAGCTGGGATTACTGAAAATCAAGGAGTTTGGAGTGAAAATACCAACAATACATGGACTCCAGTAAAAGACCCTACAGAGGGTATTAATGTTAGTATGGCTCCTGCTATATTCTCACAAGCAGGAAGAAGTGTAGCAAGGTTCTCTACTAAGATGTTACAGAAGGTAAAAGGTGGTATGGTGGTAGATGACCCAGTTAGAGGAGTTAAAAAAGGAGATGTAGTGAAAAGGAGTAGAGTACTACTTTACAAAGAGAGACAATCTTTTGCAGGTAAGAAACCGTCTAAATCAGCTGGAGACCCCTATGCTGGAACAGCGAAGTATTTTAAATAAGCAAAAGCTTTATATACTAAGTAAAAGTAAATAAAGAGTAACAGTGTAATGTCATGAATTTGTCTAGACAACAAATAAGGAGAAGAAAAAATGGTATATTTCCTAGGAAGAGACGTAGCAGTCGCAATTACTACCGAATCAACAGTGGCAGCAGATGATGTAAGTGTAGCTAGTGGGCTATGTATATCAGGGGCAGCCTCTGGTATCAGATTTGCAGCAGACATGAACGCAAGTACTTTTAGTTCATACACAGCTGGGAATGGTTTAGTAGAAGATTTGACTGGCGTAGACATTAGCATTGGTGCTATGGATGAAGACATTACCTACATGGGTCAAAGAGGTACAGGTAAGGTCGAACAGAAAAAAGAAGTTAGCATAACTTTAACACATAAAAAGAAGAACAACGTATGGGATGTTATTTTCAATGGGCCTACACAAGCAGCCTCATTGGAAAACTTTAGTTCAAATCAACCTATTGGTGCAAGATTTGGACTTGACAGGACTACAGATGACTCACCATATATTGGTGATGGATTAGTAAATCCAAAAGATGTTATCGACAGTGGTTCAACCAACGTTTGTTATGGTTATAGAGTGCATGTAAAGATGTTGACCGGTTCAACAGATGGAACAACCGAAACAATATCTATACCTAATTGCGCAATCACAGGATACACAGTATCCCTTAATGCAGATGGTGTAAGTGAAGAAACAATAGAGCTTTCAACACAACAAACACCATTATATAGTGTCGGTAATAACATTAACAACACACTTACCCCACAGGCGGACTACTAATGGTCTATTATTTGGGAAGAGATGTTATTGTTGCACTGGCAACAGAAAATTCTACAATCGGTATAACTTCAGATAATGACAGTTCTACCATCAGTACATCAGCTTCAGGAACTGCAAGAGCTTTAGGCTCTGGTTCAGAAGGTGCTGTTTCTGGTAATTGGCCAGAAATTCCAGATGTTACTGGAGTAGATGTAGGAATAGGTGCGATGGATGAAGATATCTCATATTTTGGTATACGTTCAGTCACCAAAGCAGAAATTAAAAAAGAAACCACAGTAACTGTTACAAAGAAAAAGAATAGTTCAGAGTGGGATACTGTTTTTAATGACGCTCGTTACGGGGTTTCCGGTGCATCACAAGCATGGCCCGGATTAGAAGAACCTTCCGCAACACACGGATACAGAGTTTTTATACAATTAAAAAGTGGTTCAGAAGTATTATCAATACCAAACTGCTGTGTACAAAGTCACACTGTATCAACTAACGCTGATGGAGTAACAGAAGAGACTATTGAATTTATGTCTTATGTAACTCCTTATATCAGAACTACCTGTATAACAGGTACAACAAATCCATTCTAGATAGGTAAGGGGGTATAACCCCCTCCTCCTAGAGGAGAATAAAAAATGACAGAAAAAGAAACATGGTCAATGGAAGAATTAGTCGCACTCACTGATGAAGTGCAAATCTCTGAAGTTATTTTTAGAGATAAACTAGTAGAGTTTCAGTTTTGTGAACTCATAGAGAAAGAAGAACCCAAACTTAAAGCTTCAGACAATATGTCAGAAGAAGAGAAAATGGGATACTATCAAGAATTAGGAGCTGAAAGAGTATTTCGAATGATTGATAAAGCAACAGAAAAAAATCCCGATGGTCCAATTATATCTGAGAAACAGTGGACTCTTCTCCCTACAACACTTAGATATCAAATAACCAATAAAATTTTAGGCGTAGAACAGGAAGTGAAAGAAAATTTTACCATCTGATGGTAGAATCGCCTGATGCGGTATTTTTATATGTCCCTTTAATGAAGGGACTGGGAATGAGTTGGAATGAAATTAAAAACACACCACGCAGTGAATTAGAATGTTTATTGTCTGCTTATGTGCAGCATGAAAACTTTCATTCAATGGATGGATATACTGATAAAGATGTTCAAAATATGGCTAAAGATAAGCCAGAAATTAGACAAAATTATCATAGATATTTAGAAACTAGAGCTAAATATGAAGGAATGGTAGGTAAACGAAGGAAAGCAAGTTTTGGTGACTTATAATGGGTTTTGCAGGTCAAGTTTTCGCAGCAAGAATTGCTGTCGGATTAGCCGTACCAAGTGCAGGTGCGCTCAACCGTACAGGTGGAGTATTAGCAAAAGCGGCAGGAGGAATATATTCTGCCTTAGCTGGCAAAAGGAAGGCAGCAGCAGCAGAAAGACTTAAAGGTGCTCAGCAAGAAGTAGAAAGATTATCTGCAACAGCTGAAGAAAACAGTAAAAAGACCACAGACCGTATAGCTAAAAGTGCACAAGAAGGTGTAGTTAGATTAGAGCAGATAGGTAAACGAGGAGCTGCCACCATGAGAGCTGGTGGTAAGGAATCTATGTCCATGATTAAGGCAGGAATGGGTAAAGAAGGTGATGCTCTATTTAAAGGTGTACAGAAATCAATGACTCCTTTAGCAAAATTAAAGAAAATGACAGCTAATTTTGCTACAATGACCAAGACCCAACAAGCCGCTGCTTTAAAACAGACTAAAGAAATAGTAAAAGCTAAAGAAGAACAACTTAAAACAACTCGACTCGAAACTAAAACCCTGCAAGACCAAAAAACTAAAATGATAGAGTCTGGGGAAGCTACAGATGCGTGGCTTAAAAAACAGGATAAAAAAATTAAAAATTCAGAAAAGAATACTAGAGCAGTCAAAGAAGAATTAGCAACTGTTACAGAAGAAGCTGAGGTTATACGAGGTATCTCAGTTCAGGCTCAAGTAGCAATAGGTGAAATTAAAGAAGAAAATACAAAAACTACCGAAGAATTAACAGAAGCGACCAAAGAACTAGAGGAGGCACAAGAAGAGTTAGATGAAGCAACTAAAGAACTTACGCAAGATTCTGCTCAGTTCGGAACAGTAGTCACAGACACAGTTAACCAAGCAGTAGGTAACTTCAAAGAAATTTTAGTTGAAAGCATAGCCACTTTAAGTGCATTTTATTACAAAATAAATCAAAATACTGAAGCACTTATGGAGTTTGAAAGAGAGTTACTCAATGCTAACTCGGTATGGAATGAGACAAATGAAGTTATGTTCGCAGCTGGTGAGCAAGTTACTCAGTTCGGACAGCGTTATGGAATGAGTATGCAGAACGGCGCAACTGGTCTCTATCAATTAGCTTCGGCTGGTTTAACAGCAGCAGAATCTACTGAGGTTTTAAACAATACTTTAAAACTATCTATGGCTGTACAGGGAGACCACAACACTATAGCAAAACTAACCACACAGACCTTAAAAGGTTTCGATATGGAGATGAGCGAATCTGCGGTCGTAACAGATAAGTTTGCGCATGCTATACAGAAGTCTTTAATAGAGTATGAAGATTTATCAAGCGCTGTTAAGTTCGCTTTACCTTTCTTTACTAGCACAGGGCAAAGTATAGACCAACTATTAGGGTCTCTACAGGTCTTGACTAATAGAGCTTTGGAGGCTGGTATCGCTGGTAGAGGTTTAAGGCAAGCTTTAGCAGAATTTGCTGAAGGTGCTGAGGATAACGACAGAGCATTTAGAAAGATGGGAATAAATATTTTAGATTCCGAAGGTAATATGAAACAATTGACTGATATTGCTAAAGAGTTCGCTGCGGTAGTAGGCGAAGATACAGTAAGTAATACAGAATTATTAACAACACTGATTCAGGACTTGAATGTGCGTGGTGCTACCGCGTTTGTCCACTTAGTTCAAGCATCAGATGAATTCAGTGCTGCTGTCGAAGGTAGTAGAACTGCTAGTGGAGAGTTAGACACTATGGTTAAAATTCAGAATGAATCTTTAACTGCACAATTACAAATATTGAAAAACAACGTACAAGGTATATTCCAGTTCCGAGATGAAACTTATGTGGCTCAAGGATATCTCAATCAGTTCCATATGACAGTAAGCCAAATGATAGAAAGTTTACAAGGACTTATTGTTGTTGAAGAGAATGGAACCATGGTTTTAACTGACTTTGGATTAGCTCTACAAGACATTGCTGTTTCAGGTATGATAGCATTACAAGAGGTATTACAAGATATTGTACCAGTTATTAAAGAATTTAGTAAACAAGGATTTATTAATGTCGATATGATAAGATTATATACCTTACCACTTCGTTTAGTTGTGGACTTATTAGAAATCATGGGTCCTGCATTTACTAAAATGTTAATGACTTTCTACATAATGAATAAAATATTACCTATTATAACTACATTACAATTAGCTTTAAGTTTTGCTACTCTGCAAGTAGCTGTAGCTAAGGCAGAGGATACAGGGGCTACTTTAGCATTAACTACCAGTCAAACAGCATTATTAGGTGTTCAAGGTGCTTTGAGTACTTTAATTTGGACTACTATACCTGCATGGTATACTGATACTATAGCTAAAATTAAAAATTTCTCAGTAACTGGAATGCTTTCAGGTATGATGATGTCCTTGGCTACATCATATGTAATGGCTTCTATAAGTTTATCAATGATGACAACAGCACAAATAGCATATAATATAGCATTTTATGCAGGAATAGGTTTACTAATTTTAGGTGTTATAGCTTTTGCTGCATACTTAAAGAAAGTTGGTTATTTCTCTGATATAATGACAAGATTAACCGAACCCGGGGGAACTTTATATTGGTGGGGTGAACAAATGAAATATATTGGAGCTGCTGCTATTGAAGTAGGAGAAGCTATCTGGAGTGTAGCTGAGGCTATGGGTACATTAATAAGAATGGTAGTTGGTGCTCCTAAATTTATTTGGAGGTTAATGTTCGGTGATGCTGAAATTGGTGGATTTGGAGCATTCCCCGGTATAGCTGGTCCAGAGGCTGGAATGGCAACTGGAGGGTATATGAAACCAATGGCAACTGGAGGATATTTAGTAGGTGAACGTGGTCCTGAGCTTTTCCAACCTAATGGGGGAGGACAACTTTTAAATAATAGCGCAACCAATCATATACTAGAACAAAGTGCCGATGCTGGTTTTAGTCCAGCAGCACGTGCTAATATGATAGTTACATCGTTAAGAGTAGAGGAAGCAGAAATGAATGGCAGTAATTTAAATATTGACAGTTTTGCAGGTAATCCTGCGATGAGGAGAAGAGCATGAGAGCTGTAGCAAAAAATACTTTTTATAAAGCAACAACTATAAATCAATCTTTGGGAGTTAAACCTAATTATGCGGATTTATCTGATGGTGGTACTAATACTTCAATTGAACTGAAGGGTGGTACTGACCCTACATATTTTTTAATCTCAGGAGCAGTAGCTTCTACTCCTGCTTATGGTGAATCAGAGTTAATAGGTGGTTATATGCAATTGTACACGAGTAATGTTACAATGCCTACAACTCCATCTTTACCACAATTATCTTTATATAGAACCAAACCCGGCACAGAAATGACAGAAGGTACAGTTAGACTTTCATATATAAGTGGTTCTACTTCAAATGACCAGACAGGTCATGATATTACCGTTTATCGCTCTACGGTGGCTGATGACAATTATTATACAATAGAAAATTTTGATGGTGCAGATAAAACTATTGGTCAAGTTAAAATGATTGATAGTCTAGGTAATGGCACTACAGAATTATCTGATGCATATTTAACCTTCAGTGATGCTAAAAATAAAGCTCACTCTTTAGGTAATATTTTAGGTAGTAGAAAAGAATTTGCGTTAAAACAATATTTTGCAGCTGATGAAGAAAAGGTACCAATATCTCCAGAAGATGACCCTACCGGTGTATGGCGTCCAATACAAGATAGAAGACAGGGAAGTTTTGGGGGTGTTGCTAGAACCACAATGTGGAAAAAACCATACTGGAAATACAAAGACATTTCTGGTAAAATTAAATTTCAGACTAAAGACCCTGTTGGTTCAGATTTAGATGCTGCACCTTTAGCAACAAAGGGTAATACAATATTTGATGAAGTCTATGCTACTACAGATATGAATAATCCTTTTACTTCAGATAAAAATAATCCACTAATGATGACTTCTTGTGAACTAAACTCAGCTAAAAAGTACAGCGGAGGACAAGCATTTAGAATGTATCACCTTTGGGATTATAGTACCCAGAGTGCACAGTTACAAAAAGCTATGGGAGGAAGACAAATACTTCCTTCAATGACGCGTGCTTCCATTTATAACCTACCACGACCTCATGCAGGATTAGATAATGCATTGTTTAGTAATACATCTTCTGTAGGTGGGTGGACTTCTGTAGCAGCTCCTTCTATAGAAATGCGCATGAATATATCTAAATTAGGTTGGAACCCATTTATGGCTAAAAACTCGTCATATGGTCTTACTTCTTACTATAGTTATTATGATTCTGGAAGTACAATGGAAACTGGAGGTAGTACTGACCAACAATTAGGATTCTTAAGAAGTGTAGCAATTACATTTTCTAATTATAAACCAAAACCAGAGCACACTACTCTAGATAGATTTTTAGATTATGGTTTAAGTAGGTTTTATGGTTCTTCTTCTCTCACAACTGAACATGTGGTTGGAGGAGTTGTCTTTTCTAAATCTCCTATTGATATAAGTTTAGTTGGGGGTGACCCTTCAGTAGTAACTGCTATGGCTATCCCTGTAACTCCTTATAGTGATGGTAGTGCTAACACTGTATTGAAAGCAGCTGGGTTAGGTAAGTTTGGTTTTTCAAGTGGTGAAGCAGACCAAACATTACTTTTAGCTTCTCAGCCAGTTTCTTCTAATGATGTTGGTAATAGTGCAGGTACTTCTGGTTCAAGAAAAGTAAGTATACCTATGGATTCTTGGTTTAATATGAAGTTCTTTATGGATGGTTATGCTAAAAATTCTACAACATCAGCACAAAACAACATATATAATTATAACGATGCAGATTTAGAAGGGAAAGGTGTCCCTATGCGTCTTTACTTCGAAACTGAAACAGACACTACTGGTGATGTAGAGACCACAGCTACTCAAAATATACCATTCATAGATATATTTTTCCCTGCTGTGTCTGGTTCTTCATCATCTGGTTCAACTAATAGGTCAACATCATATTCTTTTAATGATGACCCTTCTATGTTCCCTAAACACATGACTGTATGGGTACAAAACTACAGATGGATACAAGGAATTCCTGACACTAGTGATTTACCTGCAACCAACAATTATGATGGTTCATTTAATATGTTTTACTGGGGAGATGATGATGCTGGATTACTTAGTGGTTCGGCTATAGAAGCTGAAATTTTTATTGATGATATAAAACTTAAAAACTTTACTCCTGAAGTAACAAATTGCAGTGCAGGAGCTTCTATCAGTACACAACAATATTTCCAAACAGCCTCGGAAAGTCAAATATCACCATGGGATGTTTATACTACTGATGATGATGGTGGTGGACCTTATAGTTTAAGAGGTTGGGCTGTTAGTGGACAATCTGTATCTGGTAATATGACTGAATATTCAATGCCAGAGTCTCTTATATTTGGATTTGAAAATCCTGCTCAATTACCTAATAAAACTGATTACGCTAATGATGCTTATGGATACCTATTAGCAAATGGATTTAGCACTAATATATTCAAAAATATAAATAGACTTGATTCAGCATCTACTGTAGCTCACGTTAGTGTGTCAGGTACTAAGACTAATCAAAAATATTTAGGTGGACAATTCTTTGGAGCTCACTATTGGGATATAGAAGTAGAAGACAATAATTTTTACAATACTACTTTAAGTGGTTCTGATATTAATTTTTCTACTACTTCAGATACTGTTGGAAAAACAGCTACAGGTAGTGTTAATCTGATGACTGGTACAACTGTGGATTTCCCATCTCAAGATGGTTTTACTCAAAAAGGTTTATTTAGATTTGCTATGAGTGGTGCAGGGTTCAATGGTGATAACACATGGACTAAGCGTGAAAATATTTCTGTAGCCACTAAGATTACAGGTATTATGGGTGCTGGTCATAAGATGAATACAGAGATAGCCCCTAATGCTATTCAAGTAGCTAATACAGCTATATTCAATAAGTATATGGATGAAGAATTTATTATATTTAAAATAGGGACAGCCGCACCCGGTGCTTCAGCACCATCAGGTAATGCTAATACATTAGGGTGGGGTGTAGGTAGTGATGAAGCTACCGCTTGGCCTAATGTAACTACTGCTAATCGTAATGTATTAAAGTTAGCAGATGATGCGGCTATAGACGAGGGCGCTAAAGTAATTACTTTTAGGTTAACATGTAATGATGTAGAACAGTCTTCTATAATCAAAGCTGATGATAGGAGTACTGACTTGTTGACAGAAGCTAATTTATCTGATTTATGGATAGGGCCTAAAAAATATTGGCTTAACTTAACATGGATGTCAGGAGGTATCACTCAACGTAGTTATCAAAACTTTTGTATTATACAGAATGTAGAGGCTGCTGGTACAGGTAATGCAGAACCAACCGCTGCTTCTATGCAAGGTAGTACATGGAACGAATCTATATTTAGTTTTGATTCTTCTCAGCGTGGTACAGTAGGAAGAGCTGGTTTATATTTAAGAAGTTGGAATTTATCTACAAACATAGATGACAGTACATTACTTCTAAATCAAGATTATGGATATGGGGTATATAGTGAAGAGGATGCTAGTGGAGGTCAAGTAAGTCAAGCTAATGCTGCTTTAGAAAATTGGGTAGAATTGGATATGATGGGATTAGCTAAGGTCGATGGAACTGAGCAAGCATCTATCACATTCTTATTAGGATTGGCTAATGCTTCAAGCGACCAGACTGTGACTATAGCTAGTGACGAAAACGCTACGATAATGAATCGTCCTCATATGTACTGGGAATACTTGGATAAAACACCTTCATTCAGGTCTCCTTTGAGTGTAGAACCTAATTATAATATTTTAAGTGGTTCAGGAAATGACAAAGTTAATTTATATGAATTAGACCGTGAAGAACTTAACGCTGTTAAATTTACGTGGGAAGAAGAGGGTGATGATATACTTTATAGATTACTATATATAGATACTAATCCCATCACAGATAAGTATGATGGTATATATTTCCATGCACCTATAAATGAGATACCGGGTACTAATTCTAAAGCTACAGGTAATTATTATTTAGCTAATAACCGCACCGCTAATAGTTTCAACACTGAAACAACCAGACACATTACTGGTAGTTCAGGATGGAGTTTTGTAGGAACAGGTAATGCTGGTGAATATATTAGGACAGCTACCGGTTGGGATTCACCTTGGTTTGGTGCAACTGAGGCTACCTTTATAGCTCACGTCATACCTAACGCTACAGGCGCCGGTACTGCTACTCATTACATTATGTCTGATTATGACACTACTACTGCTAAAGGTTCCTTTAATATGAAAGTAACCAAAGCTGCGGGTGCGGGCCAAGATGTCGTACCTGTATTTACTCTAGTATCTGGAAACGGCGGCTACTCGGGTAAAGAATATACTTTAACAAGTGATTACAGTTTTAAAAACGATAATGAATCTCCTTTGTTTATAGTAGTTACATTTGATGCGTCTTTACCTACTAACTGTCTTAAAATGTATGTTAATGGTATGTTAGTTAAACAATCAGCAGGAGGTTGGGCACAAAACACAGCGATATATGATGGAACCGGTTATACTGGTGCTCAGTTTGTTATTGGTTATGACGCAGGTGATAGTAGTGGCACTGGTTATTTGTGGCGTGGAGGTATACAAGAATGTATAGTACATAAAAAATGCTTACATGTTCCTACATCAGCTAACCAATATATATTACCTACTGACTTCTTACCAGACATGGATTCTGGTACCGAGATAAAATACAATGCTCGTTTATTTTTATTTGATTATCATAATATTATTGGTTCTAGTACTGATAATGTATGTACTTCTAATGAAGTTACATGGGAGGCTACAGGAGTATGAGTTCCTTAGATTGGTTTACTGATTCAGGAGCAACACAAGCAGAAAGCACTACTGACGTATATGAAAAGCGTTATGCTAAATTAGTTTTTAATAAAACAGATGTTAGAGCAGTTTATATTGATTGGGATGATGGTAGTGATAATAGTAAAGAAAATGCTAATTATCAATGGTTACAGTTTGATTATCCAATAAGCTCTACTGTGGTTGAACATACCTACACTAAGTCAGGAACCTTTAAACCTATAGTGCAAACTGTCAATTCACAGGGTATATTCTCCAAGTATTTTCAGAATGCCTCTACAAATAGCTTTATAGGGCCGTTAGAGTCCTCTAGCCGTATAGAGAGTATAGGGGTGACCGATTCAACTGCAACGGCTGTAATGCGCTTAGAGAACAAACAAGTTTTAAGTGGTATAGATAATAGTTTATTTGATGAATATGGGGCTATGGACATTTATTTAACTGTTCCTCCTACTATTAGTCAAGGAGACACTATATCTTATGCTCCACAATTAGATATAGAAATGGAAGTGGTGTATGGTTTAGTTTCAGGTAGTGAGGGTTTCTCAGCTGGAGGTTCTCAGGCTGTTATAACTAAACACTTTACTGGTTCTACCACTGTCGATGCTGGTGAAGGAGTAGAAAAGATAAACGATGATGATTATAAAGTTAGAAGAATAACTAAGGTTAAGTTCGTTAATAGTAAACATGATGTTAATACATATGCAAATTTAAATGCGTTCAATAAGGTTAAATTATTTATAGTTACTTCAGGGGCAGCACTAACCGCAGGGGGTGGTTCTTTAACACCCTATTATCCTGTTACATATGTTAGTGATGGTTGTCCTGTCAAGTTAGCTGATGATTCACGTAGAGTGGTTAATTTTGATATGTCACAAAGTAGAGCAGCTTCTTCTAATAATACAATTAGTAATTATTATTATGACAATGGTAACAACTGGTTTGTCCCATCTAATGTATGGGCAGGTACAGCATCTACGTTGACTTCTGTTTCAGGAGGAAGTACTGCTGATTATAGTGTAGCATTTACTTACAATCCTAGACCTGATGGTCTTATGCAAAAAGGAGGAAACACTGATGCTAGTAGTGATTATGTACTAGCTATAGGTAGTGGAAGTAATTATAAATGGGTTACTGATACTGACCAAGAACCTCGTCAAGACCAATTCTTACTAGATGAATACAACAGGTTTGTGTCACAAGGACATTTATTAAGAAGTTACGCCGTGGCTAATTCTAATAGTGGTAGTAGTTTAAATACATATGCAGGTATATATAGAGTTTCTCCTGCGTTAAATTGGGTTAACAATACAGCACAACAATCAATAGGAAGTATAACACAGTCTATTTGTAGAAACTATGAAGACCAAGTAGCTACTACTGCTGTGTATTCTCAAGACCTTACGGCTTCAGGATTTAGTAACACCCAAGCTGGTCAATTAAATTTAGATGCTGTTAACACATTAGCTTACAAAGATAGAAACAATAATTCCCGTACAGCTTATGAGTATATGATATTAACTGCTGCTAAAAAACATAATAAAATATTTATTGAATGTTCTCCTTACGCTAAAGCTTTAATGAGTAATGCTTCAGGTGGAACTAATCAGAATGAAATAGCAGGATTATATTATCTACACGCAGAAAATCACAAAACTAATATAGCTAATTATTATTGGAAACCGTTACAATTCGAAGATGGAACTAAATCTATGGTTGAATACAGAGATACTGGTGGTGATACTTACATTACAACTGGTGCTTCTTTTAGTAAATCTGGTTTTATTGAGTTTGATATGCCTGATGATTGGGATAAAGTTTCTTTGAATGATTTGATGGGTAAGACAGATTCAGGTGGTAGTGGACAGTGGGGTGTGGCTGAAGCAACTGCATATCCTTCTATACCTACTCCCGGTGATTTTGAGTTTACATTTCAAGGAAGTTGTAGTGCAGCTACAGGTGGGGGCACACAAGGTAAGACAGTTCAATTCTTAAGAACAGGTGCAGACTGGCCTACTGGTATATCTGGTAATTCTTCTAATATAGGTGCTTATAAATACATAGCAATATTAAATACAGGTAATGTAGGTGGAAGTGCTTCCAATGGTTTGGGTCAAGGATATTTCTTAGCTGATGGTTTCGATGATGGTTATGATGGTACTAACACAATTACATTACAGATTGGTAATAATGAATTCCATGGTGGTGGGGCTACAACCACTACATATGGTATGTTTACTGGTTCTAATTCTTATACTTTCACAATCAGAAGAGTTAATTGGTATGATGTTATTGATGGTGCTAGCACTGTGTGGAGTACAAATGCAAGTGGTGCAGCAGCTGGCGCATTTATTTTAAACCCAGTAGATGCTAATATAGGTGGTAAGACATGGCCTAACTTCTTTAGTTTCATGTCTGGTTCTAATTTGGGGTCTGCTGCTAATACTGGATGGGGAGATACAGAATTGTATCCAATCAAAGTAGTACTCAAAGGTAATAAATATGAGAGTGGTAATACTGCAAGTAGTCCAGCAACAGGTTCTGGTGCAGGTACAGTAGGAACTGAGGTCTGGAATATATTACCTTATAATGATACAGCTTCTCAGCTCGTAGAAGAAATAGATGACCACGCCTATTCTTTAAATTCTTTAGCAATTACAAGTAATATATCTGTAGGAAGGAAAGGTAATTACTATCAAGCTATTACAAGAAAGGGTAAAGTTTACATAGCTAAAACTGGTGTAAGTATAGAAAAAATACAATTTACTAGTGTTGCTCTTGGTGATGAGGATGATTCGAAATCAGACAAATTTGATAGAAGTGGACCTTCAAGTCTTTATGGACATCTACGTAAAATAAGAAATATACAAGCTGATGCTGTAAGAGTGTATTGGGATGAACAACAAAAAGATGGAACTTATATAAGGTTCTGGGGTATTGTTACTGATGTTTCTGATACGAGAGCTGCTATGGGTCCTCGGTCTGTAGTAAATTATACTTTTAATATGACTGTGGAAGAAATAGCAATCTATGATGGTAATCTAGAAATGATTACCGATGTGTATCCATTAGGAGGCATAGAAGATGTTAGAGCTTACTCCTAAAATTACAATAAATGGTAAAGAAATAGATTTTATTAATGCAGGATTTTCTCAGCAGGGTAATTTAAAAGCTGCTCAATTAGACTTTGTTATCCCTACAGCTTCAGGAGTCGGTATGAATTTTTGGAATCAAGAAGTAACTTTTTTTATGAATACTTCAGATGCAGTTCCTTTATTTAGAGGTTGGATAAAAAGAGTAAAGGAAGATTATAATAAAATACAAATACATGCAGAGGATGGATTTGGTTATATGCTTAAAGGTGGAGAAGCTGAGACTGCTAAGATAGCCCTGACTGATACAAATAATTTAGATGGTTTAACTGTGGGTGCAGCTATGATTAAGGCTTTAGAGTTAGCTAAGTTAAATACAAAAATTAAAACAGATTATATAGGTGACACTAGTCCAGTTATATCTACATCAAAAAGTCCTATTAGAGGTACTAAAACAGTGATGGACATTATGAAAACATTATTAGCTCAAGCAGTAAATACAGACACCACTGACTTACCTAGACCCAACATAGCTAAACTGATAGACGATGGAACTAATTCTCAGTTGGTAATAGAATTAGAAGCAGATGTGGATAACTCTACTATTTCTCATGTGTATACAGAGTATGACAACATTACAAATTTAAATATTATTAATCGTAAAATCCCAACTATTATTATTGTTAACGGAGCCAATGGAGTAAAAGGAACATTTGTGCACGATAGCGGCGTAGAAGCTTTAGATAGGAGTTATTTAGAAGTAAGTAATACTTCATTGAAATCTCCAGCTGAATGTACTGATTTTGCTCAAAAACTTTTTAAAGCTAATTTGAAAGTCCAATATGAATATACCTTTGACACTTTCGAGGGAGCATATCTTCCAGAAAATAGTGTCATCAAAATTATAACAGGAGAAGACGAATACGATGGGAACTATAGGGTGTTGGGTAGAAATATATCTTTTAGTCCTACTTCTTACAAAATTAGTGTACTTATCAATAGAAAACCACCTACTTTGGCTGAGTATATCAATAGTAGAGATAACTAAGAGTCCGTATTCATGCTTGGTGGTCCACGTGGATTTCCAGTAATTCCATCATCTCTTCCATAAGAAGGAGCGAAATCACCAGAACGTGCGCCTCCACCAGAAGTCTCAGTACCACCGGGATTCATAGTTCTAGCAGCTACTGTACCTGCTGGTTGCATACCTTCAAACTCACCACCACCAAGTTTAACTACAGAATCTATTCTACCTTGGTCATTGAGTCCGGCGTCACGACCCATTTTACGGCCGTATCCAGTAATATCAGTTTCATATTCCATATTTAAATTTCACATCTATCACCAACGCAAGCATACTCAGCTTTACCTTGAGTATGGTCTTCCATTTCATATCGTGACAATTGTGTATAATCAATTACGGGTAGCTTCTTTATAAGCCTTTCGTAAGTTCTGGCGTCTATTTCTTCATATGGAGCCAATTCATACTTTCCACCATCATATGGTAAAAATGATACTCCATTAATAATATCCCAGTTTTTATAAACCCAGTTACCTACTTCAAACCATTCGTCTTCTCTTACATATACTGTCATACTAGCATTGTGTTCACACCAGTTATGTTGGAGGTTCTTATAATGACTGAGTTGGTCAAGTGCTGATATATCCTTTCTAGTTATACAACCCTCTGGTGACTTAACAGGAAACTCTAGAACCCATGTGGTAGCGTCACTTGCTTTCTGTCCTACTTCAGGTGTAGCCTTTATACCAGAATCTTTCATCATTTTAAACAGTGGGTCACGGGATGATATTCTATAACGACGAATATAATATTGAGAGTATCTTGGATGTACGCCAGACGCTGAGTCAACAAGTTGTGAAACAGTTCCTGATGGCTTAACACAAGTGGTAGCAACAGGGACATTTATACCAAGTACCTTTGCTGCTTTACGAGATATGCGTAAAACACGGCTTTTAAGCGCCTTTAAGCACTCTGATGTGAGAACCGAAGGGTTATCCATCTGACCGGTTAAACTAACACCTAGAAGGCGTTCTACGTCACAGTTCTTTTTCCACTCTTTTCTCAGGTAAGGAAAGTTCGTAAAGGTTGCTTGTATTACACCAAGCCATGTAGCTGTCTCTACCTTGTCTAACAAGGAGTCTAAGTCGTCATCTGCTCTCACCACTACTTCCGAAAGGTTACAGAATTCCATATCCCGCAACATTATTTCTCCACAGGGATTAGTTCCCTGAATAAGAGGAGCGTAACGTCTTGATGGGGCTTTGCTCTGTGCAGCACTAAGATTAAATATACCCCTTTCTCCCGTGCCTGATAGAGCTAATGACGCCCATTCTTTTAAAAATTGTGCTGCGGAAGGCTTCTCTCTAAATATTGCACTATTGTTTGCCATAGCGCGTTTAATAGGGAAAGGCCACTCCTTAGCGTGACGCATTTCTTTATCATCAAGGTCACTCAAAGAGATTTGTGAGCTGCGTCTAACTCCACCTACAACCACTATTTCTGCAATTTGGTTACAAATATCGTGTGCTTCAAGTGTTGTGAGTTTTCGACCTTGTGCGTTATGCATAGTCTCACGTATGAAATCATGCAACTTTACTAGAGGTTGGGGACCCGATGCTCTTCCTCCCATAGTGTTGAGGCGAGCTCCTTCAAGTCTAATCTCTGAGTAATCGAAATAAATATTCTGTCCTTCATATAAGCTATTCATTAATGTCTTTACTGAATCAGCCCATCCTGCTTTTGAATCTTCTATTACTACTTTAGGTAAACCCTGTCCAGATTTGATAGGAGGAACTTCTGGTAACTTTTCTACTTCTTCTTTCTCAACTGAGAAACCGAAACCAGTTCCACACATTAATATATACAGACACTCAGCGAAAGCGTCTACTGTGTTAATTTTTCCAAATGCACAATTGTATATACAGGTATTATCAAATTCAGCAGCTGGTCCAGCCGCCCACAAAAAACGCATGGAGGGCATCACTGCAAATTTTGTCATATATTTTCTTATCTTACTAATTGTTTTTTCTGGTATGTCTGGGTTTTTTGAAATTATAAATCCTATAAATCTTTCTATTGTCTCAGGCCAATCTTCTCTACGACCTTCTTCTTCTAACCAACGTGAATACGTTCTTTTATAAATAAATTCTGATACTTCGTTCTTAAACATTTTACCACTCCAATGCGGTCCATTACTTTAGTTTTCTTGACTATAAATAGTTATGCTTTGTAATCAATTAAAACTCGTTTGCCGCAAGTGCAAGGCTCATCTTCCTTACACTTACAGCGCGACGAGGTTGTTAATAACCCCATCTATAAAGCTATACAGAGTTGGGGACTCCCACCTCTGCATGGTAAACATTTTATGCCATCCTCATCGGGGCATAAAAGTTTTGGTGCTTTCTTTGTTGTTTTCTTTTTTGCTGCCATAGTTTTCCTCAATGTGCTGGTAGTACACGACCATCTTTGTAAACATGTACTAATTTACCACTTGGTTCTCTTCGAACTTCATAGTCTTTGTCACTTACGACCTCAGCTTTAATTCCTTCTTCTTTAGCTTCTTCAACTATTTTATCTAATTTTTTTGCTTCTTTCTTAGCCATAATTAATCCTCCGTGCAACAATCTGTGCACTCACATCCTTCTTTACAGCACATGATTAACCAGACTCCTCAATCTTAGCGAATTCTTCACCAATGATTGTGCTCTTAACCATTTCTGTCTCAGCCCACGGAACAATAGTTCCTGATAGACCGGTAATGGAATCGGTAACCCCATTCCATGCGTATCCTGCTATATCATTAGGTGAGTCACCTTCTTTGATATCTGCGTTAGGGACAACAGTGTCCCAATATCCAGACAGACCATTCGGACTGCATACAGCTCTAAATCCTACACATACCCCAGTTGGGTCTGTATTAGGATAGACTTCGTAGCGTGCTACGTATACGTCTGCTTTACATCCGGCATTTCCGTCTACTGTTATAGTTATTACTGCCATAATATTTCACCTTGTTTTATCTTTGCCAATATTACTTACGTTTATATTTGCGTTTCGTTGCTTTCTTTTTAGCCTTACGTTTGACTTTCTTTGGAAGTTTGGAGCCTTTAGGCGTCTCCTTCTCCCATTTCTTCGCCATCTTCGGCTTGTTCTTGTGCATCCATGCTCTCTGTTTCTGACTCTTGAACGGCATTCTCGTTAGCCTCCTTTTGTAGTTCTTCTACATATGCTTGCCAATCATGAACTAATTCGTTTTGTTCCATGAAGGTTTGAACTATTTGAGAATTCTGCTGTAAAGCATTTTGCATTCCCATAGCCTGTTCTTCAGTTTGTTGTAGTCTGTCTCCCAGTTGTCTGGTCTGACCTACTAACCAATTCAAATTATCCATTGTTTGTTTAGGACCTTGACTGTTGTTAAAATCCTTCACCCAAGCTTCTACTTCGTTCATACGTTTCTCTAGTCTTTTCAATGTTACCATTTTATTTCTCCTATGGACAGGTACATTCACCTGCACATACTTTCATTTGTATTAACTTATCCTTTGAATATCTATTTAAAGCTTTCTCTCTCATGTTGTTTATGATATGACCAGCTTTGTCGGGGTCATTAGTATACCAACCCCAGTCTCGGCCGGGCTCGTTATAGATACTCTCGAATATAAAATGAATGTCACGGTTGGAGTATCCTGCATTGATTAACTCCATACCAATTATTTTATTTTCCTCGTGGCTGCTATGTCCACGCTCTATGTTACGCTCTATTAGCTCTGTTATACACCCCCTTAAGGGCATTATATAATCATGCTGTATAGAGCTATGCTTAATAGGGCTTATATTGTTTAGTTTATCTAAGAGGTAATTAACGCTTAATGATACATTATGCTCTATATCTCTTTCATCACACATAAATTCAACAAAATGTCTATAAGCCTTTTTACTTTTAGTAGACTCAAAGTCCTCAGTTCGTGGTCCCATAGCCATACCATACAGTTCTTCAATAGTAAGTTTCATAATCTCCTGAACTGAGAATTGTGTACACCACACCCCAGTTGGTGTTCCTTCTATCTTAGATATGTATTGTGTGTTAGGTATTCTCCTTAAACAAGCCACACTATTATTAATACAGGCTTGGTCAAGAGTCTTGAGTTTGAATTTGTTTTTTATAAAGGTCAAGTAATTTCTTAGCATGTCTCTTTTCATAGTATCCGACAAGTCCACGTGGGAGTAGAGGTCGATATTCATTTGAAAGCCCTTGCCCCCTGTAAGATATATCCGTGGGATAATTCCGTTGGGTTTGCAGTACTGCCTTATAAATCTTCTTATATCCATTAAACATTTTTTTACATCCTTATCATCATCAAAATCAAACCATATGGTATTGAGTACAGCAGAGTCATAATCTGTTTTACGTTCTTCTTTGTCCTGTGTATCATCAAACACATACACACTAGTATAACAGTTCTTCTTACCGTTAAACTCTTCTATTCTTTCTTCGAGTTGCTCGACGTTATAACATCGGGCAATTCTTGCTGGGATTCCGAACTCTCTGAAATACATTCTCCTACTATCTCCATTACTTCTATTTGTTGGCACCAATCTCGTGGTATAGCCATAATATCACAACCATCACATTGTGAGCCGTGCATTATAACAACTACTGCCTTGTCATCTTTCGCAACTAATTCACCAACAGTCTCACATACTGTAAGATGTTCTGATGGATTATCGGCATTAATTTTATACTGCTTAAATGTACTGGCTGCATCATTCCATGTAATCTTTACAAATGGACCAACACTACCTAACGTCTCTCCTTTCCTATCAACATTGTTTTGTAAAACTTTGTCTCCTTTTTTATACGTCACGTGTAATCGCCTCCTTCCATTCTTCAAACAAATCTGCGACTATATTTAAGTCTTGGTCATGTTTATAATATTTAGCATTGGGTGGTGCTTCTGAAACCATAACAGGATTATAGGGTCTATCGAACAACAACCTATCATATGGGATTTGATTATCTGCTAACCATTCCTTTGTAGCCATAACCCAATCTAATGAGTTAGGTCTCTTACACCATATAGTAATATGATGTTCTTTCTTCATTAACCATGTTATAAATTCTTTTACATTAGTTAAAGGTTTTGCCCTTTCTACTTCATCGTAGCTCTTACATGGAGTGCATATGACTCCATCCATTCCAAATACTAAATTCATTTCTTTATTTCCTTTGTTATATTATTTATCCACTCTATCCATTTCTTACCTATAACATCCCAGCTATAGTATTCGAGTGCGTGTTTTCTCCCTGCTTTACCAGCAGCTAACTTTTTATCAGGGTTATCATAGTAATACTGTATAGCTTCACAGATAGCATTTTCACTACAGATAGCTCTCTGAGGTGCTGCTCTTACAGGTGTATCCCACCACATATCTTTATATGGTAGTAATATACCCCTCTCACAGAAATCTTCTGGTTCTAAATGGTCTCTACCGTTAGGAGACGCATCTCTATGATGACCACCCACAGGATACATAGGTACATCTTCATTACCTGCATCCTCACATTTAATTAATTCATATGATGTGGTATAGTTGGTAGCACATATAGGAATCCCACAAGACATAGCTTCTAGTGTAGGTATACCAAAGCCTTCTCCAGCTGTAGGTAATACAAACATATCCATACAATTATATAATTGAGCCATACCTTCTTCACTTAGTGCTTCACCTGCATCCAATACCCCCATCAAAGGAGGCATCAAATATTCAAATACTCCATATTGTTTTGAAAAATCTTCTATTTTCCAACCCATATTGTCATTCCAGTCCATATGTAATAAGAGTTTACACTCTTCTGGACTGAGATTATTCTTTTGTACGAACTGAGCAAAACCTTTTATTAGACGTGGTATATTTTTTCTGTGTTGGTTACGTGCTACACACCCCACTACGAATGCGTTTGGTTTTTCATACTTACCATATTTTGGTGCCACCATTGGTTTAAATAAACCTGTATCCACCCCGTGAGGTATATAAGTAGTTTCAACACCAAAGTCCTTTAGTAAACCTTGTTGACCATAACGTGACATAGCCACCCCGTAATCAACAGCTTTTATCTGGTCACCCCATTGAGGTACAGATGGTTCTCCATCGTATGGTATTATAACTCCTAACTTCCAGTTAGGCCCCTTGGCTAAACTAGTATAAGCTTTATTAACCATATCTTGTCTCTCTTTACGAGTAAACTGTTTACCTGTTTTAGGATTGATAATAGGTATTTGAATATGAGTTGGTGCCTTAGCATCAGTCATATGTTTAAACATTTGAAAATCAAGATGTCCTAATACTATTTGAGGTTGACTTCTTTTTATCCACTCTGGAAAAGATTTTTCACCAAACCTTTCTTGACCGGGAAACATGAGAGGGAGTAGTTCAAATACTGCTCTTTTCTCAGTCTGACCTAACGGCCAAGGTGTAGTCCATTTACTATGTGTTGGGTTTTGACATCCACCATAAATTATATGATGTCCTTCATTATGTAAGATAGCTCCTATATTTTTAGTATTGGTACCAAAACCTGTTGGTGCCCATGGGCTATCAGATACTAACATAAGTCTAGTTTTACCTTTTTTAGGTGTATTAAAATCTAAATCCATTTCATTTCTTCCGACTGTCTCTGCGTCGTTTCTTGCGTATTCTGCCATTTTATTTCTCCTATTGTTTTATAGCTATAATGTCTCTCTTATTAACAATAACAGTTCCCTTATCTCCAGTAAGGTATACAAAATTCTCATCATCATTTGTAATCATTCCTCTACCTACCTTTGTTCTTTCTTCTTCCCGCCAAACCACTTTGACTTCTGCGTCCGACAAAAATGCCGACAACGGTTTAATTTCCTTTTCATCCATTTTATCACTACCCTGATGGGGAGGAGCAGCACACGTGCTGTCCTATTTATATTATATTTCAACATAGTATATAAAGTTTGTCCCATCATATCCACTCTGCTAATGATTGTTGTTTTTTATCTAACATTGTTAATGGTGGTTTCTTTTTAACATAATCTTTCAAACCAAATTTAGTAAGTAGGTTAGATATTGTATCCCAATAGTAGGTGATGTCTATTTCATCTATAGATTTAATCTGTTCTTTTAATCTATAACCTTCTTTGGTTTTAGCGTAGAAGTATGTAGTTCCCTCTGCTGGTTCCATTCCTATCTGTTTACCAAGATTCATCAACTGGACTGTTAAGTCGGTGTTTGATTTATAATCATCGTATCCTCTATTAGTAGACCTGCGCATGATAAAATCTTCTAATATATATTCATCCAAATCATATAGTTTATCTACAAATGAATTTGTAACGGTGTTATTTAATCGCGCGTCAGATAGTTTATCTAACACCTTGTTATAGAATCTAGAGCGGCTCTTTGATTTGAATGTGCTTCCATGCTTTGTAACACTACCATCCAGATTACGTAATATATAATTACCTACTTGAATCCACACACCTTCCTTGAATATATCTTTATCCATAGTTATGTGTTCAGGTTCACTGAAAGGCATATGGTATTTTAATAGCTTCTGTAACCTATTAGTTAACCACTGTTCATCCACGTCAACATTAGTATTAATCCCATCAGTATGTACATATACCACAGCATCTTTTCCATACCGTGAACGGATGATGTCGACACCCGATAAGAGTAACCAACGGGCAACTGCGGTGATAGTAAGCCCCACGCCCATATCACCGTAACTAATATAAGGATTAGCGTTCGCACCATAGAAAGTATTCACCATTATTTTAAGAGCATTAGATTTGCTCTTATCTTCCTTCGTTGACCCAAGTTTATAAGGTTTTCGCATTTCTTTAAATTGGTTACACATGGTATATAAACAGCTCTTCTTATCTATATCTATATTAAGCATCAAACGCTTGTTAACTTTGTTATCCGGCACATATAGTATACCATCCTTAAATTCTATGTCTGGTTTATATTCATCATAACCTATAATCTTTGTAGTATCAGGTCCTAAATTAAGAGCCATAGCTATAGATGGGTAGTAAGAACTGAAATCAACTTTATAGTTCTTAGCTTCATAACCTTGTCTATACAGTTCAATGTGAGCAGCTTGATAGTTACCCTTATCAAATCTAAATATCTCAGGGTGTCTCTCTTTGTTTCGATTAAGCGCTACTATGCCCTGCTCGAATAAGCTCCTCCCCTGCAATATTTTCGTAATATAGCTACTGGGGGCGTTAACATAGGTGGCCAGTGGTACACATAGAACCTCGGCTACGTATTGTATTTGTGGAAAGTAGTGGTTATACATAAACATCGTACAGTCCACATCAGACAGAACGTAGTCTTC